ATACTTTGCGAAATTACAGTTCCCAATTTTGACATTTATGGGGAAAATAAGGTATAATTAATAGGTAAGTTAATGAGGTAACAAAAGCAAAAGCAAAAGCAATCAGGAAGTTGCCTCATTAATTTCTGAAATTCTCGCTAGCAATTTTTGACAGCTTTTCAAAATTATGATAAAATTATTATACAAGGTGAGGGAGTACAAACACCAGCACCTTTGTTAATAAATAATTAAAAGTAAAAAAGGAGACTGATTATTATGGCAACAGCAAATTCAATCAAAATTCTTAACTATCTCAAGGCACACAATGGTGAAGATCTTACTGCCGCAGATGTAGCAGCAGAGGTAGGTGTAAGTATCCCTTCTGTAAACGGAACTTTCACCGGTCTTGTTCGCAAGGGTTATGGCGTTCGCGAGGAAGCAGTTATTGAGCTGGAGGACGGTAAGACAAAGACAGTTAAATTCCTTCGTCTAACAGACGCAGGTATGGCTTATGAGCCAGAGCTTGATGCCCCTAAGAAAGCAAAGAAAGAAGACTAATTAGCGTTCATTAGAGGTATAGGTAGACAGACCCTATACCTCTATCCCTCTCAAAAACAAACGATAGAAAAATTAAAAAGCATTAAGATTATTAAAAAATTAAATTAAACGGAGGCTATTAAATGGCACAATTAAGACAAGCGAGAAATAGTGTGGATATAGAGGGTATTCTTAGCGAGGCGGAATTTAGAGAAGGTACTGGAAAAAGTGGCAATTGGATTTCTGCCACCTTTAAAATTGAAGTTACTGAAGATAATGTAATTCCAGTATATGCTTTCGCTTCCGAAAGAAAGAAAGATGGTACTCCCAATAAAATTTACAGATCGCTCAGAACTGCACAAGAAGAGTTTAAGTCAATTGCGGTTCATGGCAAAGAGGGCGCAGACAGGGTAAGAGTTAGGTCTGCTAGTTTGGGAGAAAGCTCTTTCTGGACTAAAGATGAGAATCTAATTACTATGTGGAGAGTAAATAGCAACTTCATTACTAGAGTTGATAGTCCAAATGGCTTCTCTCCAGCCGCGACATTTGAAGTTGAGGGATTTGTTGCCAAGATTATACCAGAAACCAAACAGGGTGAAGAAACTGGCAGGCTAATTGTTACTTTAATTGTTCCCATCTTTGGTGGTAGGGTAGATTTAATTGACTTCATTGTTAGCAACCCAAAAGCAGTTGCATTCGTTGAGAGTCACTACCAAAGAGGAGATACAGTAAAGTTCGCTGGTAACATTCGCATCAATGAGGTTATCGAAAGAAGAGAAGAGGAAGTCGCTTTCGGTGATCCTATCATTAGAGAGTTCACTAGAACGACAAGAGAGTTGATTGTTACCTCTGGCTCCGAAGCCTACACTGATGAAAGAGCTTTCGATCCAAATGAAATTAAAGAAGCTTTGGCGGCAAGACAAGCATACCTGGAGTCCTTGAAAAACAAAGAAAAGCCAAAAGCTGACACCTCTAAGAAAAATGACTTTAACTTCAGTTTCCTATAGGAGATAAATGTGGCGACAATAGTGCGTACTGTTGTCGCCCTTTGATTAGAGCGCAAAGTAAAATTTATATAAAAGGAGAGGTTGTTCAGTGGCGGTAGATTTATTGAATTTACAACCAACTAAGATTTCAAGAGACCTTAGTGAAAAAATTATCTTATTTTATGGAGAGTATAAGAGTGGAAAAACCACAAATGCCTCCAAGTTTCCGGGTGCACTACTTGTTGCTTTTGAATGGGGTATTAATGCACTTGATGGTGTATATGCCCTTCCTATGCAAAAATGGACTGATTTCCGTCAAATGGTTTATAGACAGCTGACACTGCCAGAAGTAAAAGAAAAATTCCGCACTATTGTTATTGATACTGCGGACGTTGCATACGACCTGTGTGAGAAGTATATTATGGCACAAGCAGGAGTAGACAACATCAAAGACATTCCTTATGGACAAGGATGGGCACGTGCAGAAAAGGAATTTGATGAAGTTCTTCGCGCAATCACACTTGAAGGATACGGCTTAGTCCTTATCTCCCACGCAGAAGATAAGGTGTTTACTGATGAAAATGGAGTTGAATACAACAAAATTGTTCCCACCTTAAGCAAGAGAGCAAGGAAAGTTGTTCTCCGCATGACTGACATTAATGCCTTCTCTAAAATTGTGGAAGTTGAGGAGGGAGTTTTTAAGCCAAAACTATTCCTCCGCGGCACTCCACGATATGAAGCGGGCTCAAGATTCAAATATATCGAACCTGTTATCGACTTCACCTATGAGGAACTCGTGCGAGCAATCAATGATGCTATTGATAAGCAACAAGAGTTAGATGGTGCAGTTGTTGTTGATGAAAATAGAAACGCTGACATTTTAGCAGTTGATGAGGTAGACTTTGATGAAGTTATGGCTGAGGCTCAAATGGTGTGTGAAACTTTACTAAAAGCAAATCAAGCTAATGCAGAAAAAATTAAACGTATAGTTGAAAGAAATCTAGGTATTGGTAAAAAATTAAGTGAATGCACACCCATCCAAGCTGATATTGTTGATGTAATTGTAAAAGAGCTTAAGACCTTAATGTGATTTGTATTGGGTGGTTGTATTTTTGCAACCACCCATTTTTTTTAGGAGGGGTTAATTTGGACAAACAATATTTACTAGACACTAATATACTAATGGATTCACCAGAAGTTATAAAAGTCTTAGCTGGGAAATGTAGTATCTCTATTCACACTGTTGAAGAATTAGATAAACTTAAAAACCTCCCAAACACAAGAGGAACAAGAGACGCTGAAAGAGCTATGAAAGCAAGAAGAGCTATAAATATATTGCGGCAAAATCTGGACAAAATCCAAATCCCAATGGCGATTGCCATAAAACCCTCTGAATTTGAGCCTTCACTGGAAGATACCGTAGACAATAAACTTCTTGTGACAGCAAAAATGTGGGGACTAACCCTTGTGACTAATAATCTTAACCTAGAAGTAAAAGCCAATCTACTTGGAATAGAAACAGAAAACTATACTCCAAAAGGAGATGGAGATGGTTTATATCGTGGTATAAGTGAGATATAAGTAGACCCATACCATGATAAAGAAGATCAGGACTTATTAGATAGTCTTTATCGTGGAAATTGGAAAGGCATAGAAAAAATGTATAATAATGAGTATTTAATCATTAAAGACAAGCACACTGGCGATATTATTGATAAATTCAGACACTTCAATGGAGAGCTAGAAAGAATTGTTCGCACGCGCGCAATCCACAGTGTAGATGGAGAAATTAAGCCACGCAACATTGCACAACAATGTCTTTTTGACGTTTTCTCTCGCCCAGAGATTACTATTGTAAGTGTTAATGGAACTTTTGGCACAGGAAAATCATACTTAATCAATAATTTCGCACTTCAAGAACTACAAAAGGGAAATATTGAACGTATAGTTTTAATTCCCAATAACAGCCAAACCGCCAACACTCGTGAGCAAGGTATATTGCCGGGTGATAATTTCGATAAAGAGTTTCAGTATGCTGGTTCTATGCTCGATCTCTTGGGAAAAATCCGTTTTGAAGAAATGGTAAATCAAGAAAAAATAAAGATTCTTCCTCTTGCTGTGGCGCGTGGACGCAATATTCCAAATGCCTTTATAATTGTGAATGAATGCCAAAACCTAACTGAAGACCACGTACTTCTTTTGCTTGGTAGAGTAGCAGAGGGAACGCGCATCTTCTTCGATGGCGACATTAAACAAACAGATAGAGATGTGTTTCGCAATAGGAATGGACTTCGCCTCTTGATGGAGACTCGCAATGCTCCCTACTCCTACAGCAAGTTGTTTGCGGCCGTTACGTTAGAGAAGATTGAACGTAGTGAAACTGCGCAAGTCAGTGCGTATCTAGATTCTATTCGATAGGACATATTTGTCGAAACTAGGAAATTGTGGTATAATAAAAGAAAAGGAGTTGTGGGGTGATAAATGAGTGGCTTTAGTTAAATGTCCAATTTGCGAAGAAAGATTTGATAGGGAAAAAGTTGACAGTGTAAAACATAAAACTCGCTGGTATCACACTGAATGTTTTGCAACTGTTGAGAAAGAAATAAGAGCAAAGGAAGAGCTGTATAGTTATATATGCAAACTATTCAATCTGAAGGCGCCGGGGCCAGTAAACAACAAATATATCAAGCGCTTCATAGAGGAAAACGGTTACACTTATGAAGGTATTTTAAACGCTTTGAGATATTTTTACGAAGTAAAAAAAGGCGACACTAAAAAAGCAGGCGAGCGAATAGGAATTGTACCTTTTGTTTATTCCGAAGCAAACAGATACTATGAACAACAAGAAAGCATTAAAAACAAAATAGAGCAACAATTAGAAACACTACCACAACAACAACAAGAAAAGCCTACTATTGTAGTAAACACACGAAGAACTAAAACAAAAAATCGAACGAAAATATACGACATTGAAGGCATTTAGGGGTGGTGATTCGTATTGAGGGCGGAGCTGGTAGATAGAACTGCTATATTGCAGGTTATTGGGGGTTTAATGCGCAACCCCCATTTTTTAGCAGAAATAGATCGCTACAATCTTACAGTAGACGATTTTTACGACCGCTTTTATAAACTCATATATGCAACGATTTATAATCTCTACAACTCGGGCGTGACTAATATCACGCCTTTTGAAGTTGATAGTAGTTTAGCAATGTTCCCTAGTCAATATGAAATTTTTACCAAAAATGATGGGGTTAACTACTTAGAGATTGCTTATGAGAATAGCTCTGTAGAAAATTTTGATTACTATTACAATAGAGTTAAGAAATTCAGCGCCCTGCGAACCCTGCATGACTCTGGGTTTGATATTAAGAAAATCTACAATGTGGATATTTTAGATGGCGCAGCCGCCACCAAAGTAAACGCAAAATTTGATAGTCTTACTCTTGAGGATATGTTTGATATCATCCAAGGCAACATTCTAACTATACAGGAAAAATATCTTGGTGGTGCGTCCAGTACATCTTGCACTTCTGACGTAAATGCCAGAAGCCTTAAAGAGGAATTAAAACGCACTCCAGAATATGGGATGCCACTACAGGGCGACCTAATGAATGTTGCGGCAAGAGGTGCAAGATTGGCTAAACTGTATCTTCGCTCCGCCCCAACAGGTGTCGGCAAGAGTAGAACAGCAGTAGGAGACGCTTGCCATTTAGCTTTCACCAGATATTATGACACACATAAAAGAGAGTGGGTAAAGAAAGGTGCAGGACAAAAAGTTCTATTCATCACCACTGAAATGCCCACAGACGAAATCCAAACCATGCAGTGGGCTTATCTTTCGGGAGTTAATGAAGAAACTATATTAAATGGCACCTACAGAGGCGATGAAGAGCAGCGCGTAGACCAAGCTATCACAATAATCGAAGAAGAAAAAGACAACTTCATTATTGATTGGATTCCAGATTATAGTCGCACCCAAATCATTAACGCGATTCGTAGACACGCAATTGTGAATAATGTTAAGTACGTGTTTTTTGATTATATTTTTTCGTCTCCGGGTTTGCTAAATGAATTTAAAGATTTGGATTTGCGCGAGGACGTTATTCTTGGTATGATGTCCGCTTCTCTAAAAGACGTTGCGGGCGAACTAGGGCTTTGTATTTTTACCGCGACTCAAGTTAATGGTAACTGGGAAGATAAAAAAGGAATCAAGAACCAAAACCTATTACGCGGAAGTAAAGCAATAGCGGATAAAATTGACTTTGGTTTTATTTCCACTCCAGTTACCAAAGAACAGTCTGACTTAATTCAACCAATACTTCGCTCATTAAATTGCACAGTCCAACCAAATATGACTTTCGATATATACAAAGCTAGACGAAGTAGATATAAAAACGTGCGAATTTGGAGTTATGTAGACTTAGGGACTTGTCGAGTTACAGACCTGTTTGCAACAGACGAGTTTTACAAAATAATCCCCATGGATACAATTGAGTATGCATTCGAAGTGGATGATGAAGTTAAACCTGAGCAAGGAGAGAAAGTGGAGATTGAAGTGGCACCTCCGCCATTGATCAGTATAGAGGAATTTACAGAGCCGGCGCGAGTTGGTGGTGAAGACCCTTTGAGTTGGCTCGATAGGGTGATATAAATTGTACAACAAAGATGAACTCAAGCAGCGATTAGAAATAGAAGATATTATAACTATTCTTATTGCTCTTGGTTTAGATAGAGAAGAAATTGAGGAAAGAGGCAAAGGGTTGGTTCTGCCAACCATATGCCACAACCCCCTCAATGAAGAAAAAAGCCAAAAACTATACTACTATCCAGAGCAACGGCTATTCTATTGCTACACGGAATGTAGTACCTCATTTGATATCTATGAGCTAGTAATGAAGGTCTATGGCTTGAATTACACTTCTCTTTCTTTTGTTGAAGCTGTCAATTATGTTGCTTCTTTTGTTGAAAGTGATGAATTTGTCATTCTTGACTCACCAAAACAAACCTTGCCCGAATGGGAATGGCTGAAGAAGTATAAAAAACAAAAGGAAAACAAAAATGTTGTACTACCAGAATATAGCACCAATGTACTAGATGTATTTATGAAAGCCTATCATCGCTCTTGGATAAATGAGGGCATAAAGGTAGAGGAAATGAAGCGTTTCGATATACGTTATTACCTAGATCAAAATAAAGTTATAATCCCCCACCGAGATATAAATGGTAGGTTAGTTGGTGTTCGCGGGCGAGCGCTCAATGAGAGTGAATTGAGTTTAGGTTTCAAATATATGCCTGTTCGTGTTGAAGGCAGATTCTACACTCATCCATTATCATTTAATCTATATGGTCTTTATGAGAACAAAAAACAGATAAAAGAATTAAAACGTGTCTTCATATTCGAAGGGGAGAAATCGGTCTTGAAGTTTGGGAGCTTCTTTGGGGAGGAGAATAATTGCGCGGTAGCGGTTTGCGGCAGCAACTTTAGCACTTTCCAAAGGGATTTACTAATAAAAAACTTCCAACTCCAAGAGGTAGTGTTTTGTATGGACAAGGAATACACCTCTTTGCGCGATCCCAACTCTGATAAGTATTATGAGAAACTTCAAGAAATGGCTAAAAAACTATCTCCCTATGTTAATACTTCTTTTATTTTTGATATGGAAAACAGACTAGAGGAAAAAGATTCACCTGTGGATAAGGGAAGGGAGATATTTCAAGAATTGTATAATAGAAGAATCCGAGTTAGTTAACTGGAGGTAATTATTCAAATGAGATATAAATTAATGTCTAATTTAAATACAGAAAAGCCCACGATAGAAGAAATCTTCCAAAGTCATGGTTTGGATATGAATAAGTTTCTTAATGTAAATGAAGAAGTGCTTATTTCTCCGTTTGCACTTTCTAACATAGAGGAAGGCATAAAATGTTTAGTAACGCACTTAGAGAGAGAAAGCAAAATTTGTTTGATTGTTGATTCTGATACTGATGGATACACTTCTGCCGCAATATTTTACCAATACGTAAAGCGATTATATCCAAAAGCAAACATTGTTGTCGCCACCCACACAGGAAAGCAACATGGAATTATCATGGACGCAATAGAGGAAGATACGGGTTTGGTGGTGGTGCCAGATGCTAGTAGTGGGGAATATGAAAAACACAGCGAACTAAAAGCAAGAGGAATAGATGTTCTTGTTATCGACCATCACGAAGCCCCAGAACTTAGTAAAGACGCAATTGTTATTAATAATCAATTGTCTCCTGCCTATCCCAATAAGGCATTTAGTGGCGCGGGAGTGACTTACAAGTTCTGCAAGGCTTTAGATATGGTTTTTAATGTAGACTATGCTGACGACTACATTGATTTGGTTGCTCTTGGTCTAGTGGCTGATATGATGAACACTACAAGTCTAGAAACTCGCTACTACATTAAAGAGGGTTTAAAAAACATTCAAAATGAATTCTTTATGGCTCTTTTGCAAAAGCAGGCATATAGTATAAGTAATATAACAACCCCTACAATAACAGATATTTCTTTCTATATTGCTCCCCTAATCAATGCGATTGTGCGCGCTGGCAGTCCAGAAGAAAGAGAACTAATGTTTTGGGCTTTTGTAGATGGCGGCCGAATCGTTCCTAGCACTAAACGTGGAGCAAGAGGAGAAACAGAATCCTTAGCTACGCAAATGGCGAGAAATTGTGTGAACGCCCGCGCAAGACAGAATAGAAAAAAAGATAAGTTGTTAGAGAAAGTTATTGCAAAAATAGAGGAAGAAAAGTTATATAATAATAAAATTATGGTTGTCACTTTTGAGGAAAATGAGCTAGATGAGGAAGATAAAAACTTAACTGGATTACTTGCTATGCAGCTTTTGAATATATATAAGCGTCCTGCACTATTCCTCCACAAGAGTGGAGATTGTTATAAAGGTAGTGGGCGTGGGAGCGATAAGTTTGAACTTACAGATTTAAGACAGTTTTTAGAGGATAGCGAAATGTTTGAGTATGTTGCTGGACATAGTAACGCTTTTGGAGTATCAATTAAAGAGGATGAACTTAATAATTTTATTGAAAGCGCCAATAGGCAACTTGCGGAAACAGACTTTAGTGATGGTATTTACGAGGTATCCTATATTTCCACTATTGATACTCTCGACCCAAACATAATCTTTAATATCGCCGACCTTGCACATGTTTGGGGTTTTGGTATAGAAGAACCACTATTAGCAATAACTGATATCACTCTCAATAAAGCAGACATAAGCTTCATTGGCTCTAAGAAAGATACTGTAAAATTTTCCCGTGAAGACATAACTTTTATTAAATTCAAAGATCAAGAAATGGTTGACCACATTAATAGTATTGATGCAGAAAAAGTGGTTTTTGAAGTTGTTGGGCGCGCAAACCTTAATGAGTGGAATGGATCTGTAACTCCTCAAATTATAATTGTTGATTACAATTTAAAACCAGTGGAGAGTGGATTGAGATGGGAAGACTTTTAGCGATTTGCTTACTTGTTCTTTATGTACTTCTTTGTGAACCATCACAAATTGAAACACCCTTAGAAGTGGCAGTCGTGGAACAAGAACAAACACAAGAGCAATCAACATTTGAACCAACTCCTTGTGTGTCCCCACTTCCTATTATTGGGGACTTAGTAATTGAGCACGATCCCGAAGAGTTTACTGAGGAAGATGTTCTTCTCTTGGCAAAAGTAATTGCTTGGGAAGCAAGAGGAGAGCCATATGAGGGGCAAGTTGCAGTTGGGGCAGTTGTGTTAAATCGGTTGCGCCACAACAAATTTCCCTCTACTATTCAACAGGTGGTATTCCAAGCGTATCAATTTTCGGGAGTATCATTAAAAAATAAAAATTTTGTGAAGCTGGAAATTCCCGACTCTTGTATTTCGGCCGCAAAAGACGCAATAGCAGGACAAGACCCAACCGATGGCGCACTTTACTACGTGAATCTTAATAAAGTGCGTCCTTATTGGGTAGACCACTTCACCTTCATTAAACGTATTGGCGATCATTGGTTCTACAAAGGATAGCTTTGACACTTTCCCAAAATAATGGTATAATATAAAGGAGAAGAAAAACATTAGAGGGTGATCGAGTGTTTGTTGAAAAACCTTATATTTCAACACATGTGCATACTGATATGTCCAATATTAGATTGCCAGACTGTATTAATAAAATCAACAATGTAATTGACTATGCTTTAACTCTCGGTCTGAAAGGTATTGCAATTACAGACCACGAATGTTTAAGCAATCACGTAAAAGGTGAATTATACCTAAAAGACTTAAAAAAGAAAGCAAAGAAAATTTTGGAGAGTGGCAACAATAGTCCAGAAACCATTGAGAAGTGCAAGAGGGTTCTGGACTTTCGCCTATTATTGGGGAATGAAATTTATCTTGTACGAAATGGGTTAACAAAAGAGAATAGGCAAAAAGGTGAGAAATTTCACCACTTTATACTGATTGCCAAGGATCTGGAAGGACACAAACAGCTTAGAGAATTGAGTACTCGCGCATGGTCTCGGAGTTATAAGCAAGGTATAGAAAGAGTTTTTAACTACTATTCCGATTTAGAAGATGTAATTAAACCAAATCCCGGTCATCTAATCGCAACAACAGCTTGTATTGGTGGGTTTTTAGGTGAGCACGTTTTGAAATTTGGTAGGACTGGTAGTGAAGAAAGTGAAAAAGCAATAGACGGATTTATAAGACGCATGGTGGGACTTTTTGGCGATGATTTCTATTTAGAAATGCAACCTTCATTAAATAGTGAGCAGATATTCTACAATAAATCATTAATGCAACTTTCCAAAAAATATAATGTACCACTTATCATTGCAACTGACGCACACTACTTGCGCGCGGAAGATAGGCCTATTCATAAAGCTTATTTAAATAGCAAGCAAGGTGAGCGCGAAGTTGATGATTTCTACTCCTCCACGTACCTTATGTCTTCAAGTGAGATGTGGTTTAAATATATGGACACATATGTACCACAAACAGTATTTGAGGAAGCTTTAGAGAATACGTTGCGTATTGGAGAGAAATGTGAGGAATATAGCTTATATCATCCACAAAAGGTGCCACTTACACACTTGCCTCCAAAAGAAGAATGGGATAAAGATTTAGAGGTTCCTTTTGGCGGCGAGGCTGTTAGGAAGTTTGCAAACTCTCCCCATGACCAAGATCGCTATCTTCTATATAGAGTTAAAAAAGGCATGGAAGAAAAAATCCCAAAAAGTGATTGGGGTAAGTATTGGAATAGAATTGAATACGAATTTGATATTTTGTGGTTTTTGTCAGAGAAGCTAGGCGAGAGATTGGGTGCATACTCAATTACGGTTGAAAAAATTATTGAATTAATTTGGACAGAGGGAGACAGCTTAGTTGGCCCTGCTCGTGGTTCGGCCGCGGGATTCTTAACCAACTATTTAATTGGAGTAACTCAAGTAGATCCCTTAGCCCAAGAAATGGAAATGCCCGCTTGGCGATTTTTAAATAAGGAAAGAGTCGAACTTCCGGATATTGACGTAGATACTCAAGGCTCAAAAAGAGAAAGAATCCTGCAGGTTATTTACAATTACTTCACTGCTCTTGGAGGAGATGTCATTAACGTTGCCACTTTTGGCACTGAGGGCGCGAAGTCTGCACTCAATACTGCTTGTCGTAGTTTAGGTTATGAGCCAGAGTATGGTTTATATCTTTCATCAATGGTTCCTTCAGAGCGCGGACAAACATGGAATCTACATGATTGCTACTACGGGAATGAAGAGAAAGAGCGTTCACCAGTGCAGACTTTTGTTAATGAAATGAACGCACATCCTGATATTTGGGAAGTCGCGCAAGGAATTGAAGGGCTGGTGAAGCAAAGAGGCATACACGCTTCTGGAGTTTTGATTTTCAACGGCCTCGCGCAAGAAATGAACGCTGTAATGAGGGCGCCCAATGGCACAAAAATTTCCCAATTTGAATTGCATGATAGTGAATATTTAGGTGGTTTGAAGTTCGATTAAGGTTGTATTATTATGACAAGCTCTAAAGAAAGAGAGGATGGGTTCTGTCTAAGAAGAAAATACAATCTATATAGAGAGCTTGTCAGCCAATACGACAAAGTCGCCTGTAGCAGTAATGCTACATGGAAAAACTCGGTGAACTAACAAATGTTAGGTGTGCATTTATCGCTATAGATTTAAGCAGGAAATGGCTTATTAATAAATGCGCTAACAGGGGAACCCCTACGAATAAGACGAGGGCAATCCTGTGCCAAGCCCTTTTGTTACAAAAGGGAAGGTCAAACGACTATTCCGAAAGGAAGTACTCTATAGGTGAAACTCCTGTAGGGGAAGCGCCGAGCATCCTTTTAAATCAAAGGATGATGATATAGTCTAGCCCCTTATAAATATGTCGAAAGACAGGGTATAAGCGTTGTTAACGGTAGAGTGTCTTGATAAGATAAGAACTTGCATGGATTTGTTGGTTGAAAACGGACACATGGAATGGCAGGGCAGTTTGCGTGCAACATATGACAAATACCTCCATCCAAGTGTTATAGACTATAAAACTAAAGATATGTGGAAAATGGCCCATGAAGGTGAGATAGTCGACCTCTTTCAATTTGAAACTGCGCAAGGTAGAGCGACTATCCAAGCCACTAAACCAACCTCCCTAACAGAATTAGCTATATCCAACAGCTTGATGCGTCTAATGTCTGATGTTGGCGGAAGAACACCAATGGAAACTTTTGTTCACTATAAAGAAGATATAAACGAATGGTTTAGAGAAATGGATAGGTACAATCTAACTCCATCAGAGCAGCAGATTCTTAAAGAGCAATTACTAAAGCGCTATGGAGTTGCTGAATCCCAAGAAAGTATCATGCTTTTGTCCATGCATCCAAAAATAGCCAACTTCACCATTGGGGAAGCGAACGCACTTCGTAAGGCTGTTGCAAAGAAAAACCCAAAGGTATTAGAAGAAGTAAAAACCTTATTCTTTGAAAAAGGACGCAAAGTAGGAACATCAGAAAATATGTTGAGATATGTTTGGGAAGTGCAGATTGGTAGACAGATAGGCTACAGCTTCAGCCAACTTCATACCGTAGCTTACTCAGTTATCGCTGTTCAAGAAATGAACTTGGCTTATCACTTTCCCGTCCTCTATTGGAACACTGCCTGCTTAACTGTTAACGCAGGCGCGCAGGAAGATTTATTTGATGAAGATGAAGTTTCATTTACGGAAAGCGCAGCCATAATAGAAGAAGTAAACGAAGATGATGTCGGCGAGGAAGATGATGATGACGAAGAGGTTCCAACAAAAGAAAAGAAAAAGATAAAAACCCGCTCTACAAACTATGGCAAAATCAGTGCTGCTATTGGAGCTATGCAGAGCCGTGGGATACAAATTGACTTACCAGATATTAACTATTCTCAATTCAGCTTCACTCCAGATGAAATAAATAATCGCATTATTTATGGTATTAAAGGTATAGCTCGTATAGGAGATGAATTGGCACGAGAAATAATCGCTAATCGTCCATACAAATCCATGGAGGACTTCCTTAATAAAGTAAAAATCAATAAAACTCAAATGATCAATCTCATTAAAGCGGGCGCATTCGATGCGTTGGAGAAAAAGCCTAGAGAAATGATATTAAGAAGCTACATTAGTAGAACTGCCGATTTAAAAAAACGTGTAACGCTTCAAAACATGAATATGTTAATAGATCGAGGTCTGGTTCCAGAACAATATGCCCTCCAAGCCGCAGTTTATAAATTTAATAAGTACATTAAAAAATATGAGAAAGACTATCGCTACTACACTATGAATGATTCTGCTCTTGAGTTTTACAATAAGGTTGGTTTTAATCCTGATGCTCTTGTTGCAATAGGAGAGAGTATTTGCCTTAAGAAGGAGTTTTGGGAACAAATCTACAGAAGACAAATGGATATTGCGCGGGGTTGGATTAGGGAGAATTCTGCAACAATATTAGAGCAGCTTAATAACTCCATTTTTCAAGAGGCATGGGAGAAATATGGGAAAGGCAATATAAGTCGCTGGGAAATGGAGAGTGTTAGTTTCTATTATAACGACCATGAACTTGCTAATGTTAATAGGAGCTTGTATGAAATTTCCAACTTCTTCGACCTGCCAACAGAACCACAGATCGAATCAACATTCACTTTCAAAGGCAGAACATTTCCTCGATTCCGTCTTACCAGAATTGTAGGAACAGTATTAGACAAAAACCAAACTCGCAATTCAATTACGCTCCTTACTCCAGAGGGAGTAGTAACAGTGAAGATTTGGAAACCACAATTTGTTAAGTACAATAAACAGATAAGTGGTAAAGATCCCGATACTGGCAAAAAGAAGATTCTTGAGAAATCTTGGTTCAGTAGGGGGACTAAGTTGATGATAACTGGTTTCAGACGAGGAGATCAATTTGTGCCAAAAATCTACAGCAAACACAAATACACAGTTCCCTTCTATCGCATAGACGAAGTTAACGAAGATGGTACTTTGGTAATGTCTAGTGAGCGCGCGGGAGAAGAGAATTAATCTCCTTTCTCCTGCCCAATACACAAGGAGGTTGGAAATATGACTGGAATGGAAATACGTGCAAGAATACAAGAGCTAGGTAAGAGAAGAAAGGAAATCTGTCCTGTTGGGCGGTTCGTTTACACTCCAGAACTTAGGGAAATCGACGAGGAAATTTTATGGCTGCGCGAGCAGTGCAAGCACGAGATCACACAAGTAGATGAGTTTAACGTAAAATTTTGTGTTTTCTGTGGAAAAGATTTGTAAAATGCTGGAAATTATGGTATAATTATATAGTAGATCAACAAAAATGAAAGGTAGGTAATTAAATGAGCAACAATAATACAAAAAAACTTCAAGAAATTTTGCTAGTGCAAAGTGAAGACAACTCAGGCCCAATCCCCAGCATTGATAGACTACGGGAGCATGAAGATCTAAAACATCGAATTCTATATATCCCACAGGTTATTGACGACTCTATTGTTGATGATGTTAGTTATTATATTATTAAATTTAATATGGACGACGCAGATATCCCAGTAGAGAATAGAAAACCAATCAAGCTACTAATTGATTCTTGGGGTGGAGAAGTTTACCCTACCTTAAATGTTATGGATTTAATAAACATTTCCAAAACTCCAGTATATACAATTTGTATGTCAAAGGCTTTTTCTGCGGGCGGGCTGATATTGCTTGCAGGCCATAAACGGTTCGCATTTGAAAATAGCTCATTTATGTATCATGAAGGTAGTTTAGGTTTTAGTGGCGATAGAGGAAAGGCAAAAGACTTTCTTGACCACCAAGACGCCATTGAAGCTAAAATTTTAGATTACGTAGTGAGTAGAACAAACTTTACGCGTGAGGAGCTGGATAAAACTTCCAGAAAAGACAGCTATTATGTTGGGGAAGAGTTAATCACAAAAGGTGTTGTGGATGAAATTGTTAGGGATTTATCAATGTTAGGATGGTAGAGGTAACGTTATTGGCAAAACAAAAATTTAAATGCGCGGGCTACACCGAATCTATGAATGACGGAGAAGGTGTGGCCTTCGTTGTCTACTTCCAAGGTTGCCACTTCAACTGCCCGGGTTGCCACAATAAGGAGCTTCAAGATCCTGATGGTGGAGAGTGGATGGACATAGACTTTATTGTTTCAAAATTTGTCGAAGGAAAAGATTTTTATGATAGCTTTGTCTTTTTAGGAGGAGAGCCGCTAGAACAGATAGAGGCAGTGAAAACTTTCATTGAAAAGCTACTGCCTTATAATAAGAAGCTATGGCTATATACTGGTTTCACTCCAGATAGAATCCCCCAAGATATTCAAGAAAAAATAGACGTAATAGTTGCAGGGCCTTATGACCAAAAGAAGGCGACAAATGGTTTCCCTGCATCTAGTAATCAAGTAATAATCACAAAACACATTACAATAGGGGAGGACTTTTAATGAAAATTGACTTATTTTTTGAACCAGAATTTGATGAACTATATGAAAGCTACCACAACGACTCTAAAAAAAGAGAGTTGTTAAAACTAGAGGGTATTTCAAAAGAGCAGTTGGATGTAGGGAGAATGTCTTATAATTACTTCACTGGAAAGATAGCAGATATGAGCGTAAATCAGAATGCAAACGCCAACGAGGATTTTTCTCCAAGTAGCTATGCCGCGGAAATAGTTAAGGGCATACAAAAGCTAGAGGGTTACTTTTTGCTTTGGAGATATTCACAAAGAAAGCTCGGCACAGAAAGGGCAAATGAGCTTATTCGCGCCATTTGGGATGGGGATATTTATTTCCATGATGCATCTGGTGTAAATATCAACCAGCCATATTGTGTAGCCTTCTCAACGCAAAACATTATGTTAGAAGGTAGACCATATGGACAACTACCAAGTGTACCACCGAAGCGCGCCGACAGCTTCATCGCACAGGTTACAGAAACCGTTATGGATCTATCCCAAGACTTTTGCGGCGCAATTGCACCAAGCGACATGATTGTTAACTATTGTTGGTACGCAAAAAGAGAAAATCTTAGTGACTATGAAATCCTTAACGACTTCCAAAAATTTGTGCATGTAGTTAATAATAAATTTAGAATGGGTAGCGAGAGTCCATTTACTAATATTTCTCTGTTCGATAGGGAGAATTTAGAAAAGGTATTCAGTGATTACAGATATCCAGACGGAACAAAAGTGGATATTGATTACGTAATGCACGTTCAAGAATTGGTCGGAGAGTGGTTCTCCAAAGGCGCTCCAAGTGGTCTACCATATCGCTTTCCAGTTACTACTGTAAATATCAGTAGAGATGAGAATGGAAAAATCCTAGATGAACGCTTTTTGGATTGGGTGTGTAAAACAAATATCAAAAAAGGTTGTTTTAATATATATGTAAACGATGGAAACAAAATTGCATCTTGCTGCAGGCTCGTTAATGATATGGAAAGAATGCAATTCAGATCAGACAGTTTCGGCAATGGCGGAATGAACTTGGGGTCGCATCGTGTATGTACTGTAAACCTACCAAGAATCGCTTTGCGCGCGCAGGGTAACGAAGAAGTCTTCTTCACTCTCTTGCAAGAGCAGCTAGAAAATGCCATGGATCTACTTTATATTCACAGAAACGAGATTATGAAACGTAGAATAGAGTCTGGTTTCTTAAAGTTCTTCAAGCCTCTTGGTTGGCTATCGCTTGATATGTTCTTCTCTACTATTGGAGAAATTGGTATATATGAGGCTGGTTATTTTATGGGTTATGACGCAAAAACCCAAGAAGGGCAAGACTTTACAGAAAAGGTTTTAATGTACATTGAAGATTTTGCAAAAGAAGCTAGTAAAAAATATAAGTGTTCTGTGAATGTGGAAGAAATCCCTAAAAATACTGGGGCTATCGCGGCATAAAACATAAACTGTGATAGAAAACTCTCTTTAATTAACGAGGAAACTCCCAATGGCTTGGGGCACCAATGGGACAATCTCCAACAAGCAGGAGTAAAATCCGTGCAGTTGCAACGACTGAGTAAGAGAGCTGTATTTGTTAAGTTTTAACAGATATAGATGCGACAGTCTGAACTCTATGGCAACATAGAGAGGACGGGTCAAGTGTAAAGACACTTTTGGAAGAACCTGTCCCGCTTATATAGAAAGGTAACTTGATATATAAGTCATAAGGTCAAGCCCAACTGACCGAAGTAACAGAATTGGGTGAAAGCACGGCCCCCAAACTCGCTGCAAAAGACAAGATACTTTTCGGCGAAGAGGTTCAACCATTTGCCTTATACTCCAATCAATATATTCCTTTAATTGCTGATGCCACAATGGAAGAAAGAATTAGAATTACAGGTAAATTTATGGATATTCTTAGTGGTGGTGGAATTCTCCACATTAACGTAAAAGAGGAAATTAAAGATCCAAAAGTGATGAGGAAGATTATTGAATACGCAGTGCAACATGGCTGCTCACATTTTGCCATCAACTATGGATTCGGAGAGTGCGAACACAATCATACCACAGTGGCTGGCAATTCAAAAGTATGCTCTGTTTGCGGCAGTGAGATCAAAAGTTGGATGACTAGAGTTATCGGCTACTTCACAAAAGTAACTAGCTGGAACAAGGTTCGTAGGGAATTCGAGTTCCCAAAACGTAAGTTTATATAACTGAATACTTGGGTGCCCAAATGGGCGCCCGCAATTTTCATGTAAAGGGGAAATAGTATGGAGAACATTCTTAGAAACAGACCTCTCCCAAAAGAAATATTTGAACGCCCCGATTCCAAAAGAAAAGTAGTCTATAAAAAAGGCGAGTATGTACTAAGCAAAAGAAAGAAGGTAGTTCAAAGTAAGAGTTACTCTACTACACCACACTCCAATTGATGTTATCGCTCTGGCCGCCGCTACACCCTATCAATCAAAAGCAAGTAACAAGCTAGTAGAAAGAGTTTGGGATACGGGACATAGATCAATTGCTCGACACTCTGTCGCTGTCTTTCTCTTGGAGGATGTAAGTCAATCCTTTCTCCGTCAAGTATCGCGCCATCCACACATTAATCTTACTGTAAAATCTTCCCGCTATTGCCGAATGGATAGTGAGTATATTGTTCCAAAATGGCTGCCTAGTGAACTGAAGCAAGAGTATGAAGATGATATGAATACAATTATGGAGATTTACAGTAAGTGGATGGATAAAGAGGGGCTAGATAAGAAAAAGAAGGAAAATAATGAGGCCGCAAAAATGTTCCTACCTCTTGCATCAACTACTGATATTGTGCTTAGTGGGAATTACCAAGCGCTTTATGAAATGCTGCAGCTTCGAAATTGCACAAGGACGGAAGCCGAATATAGGTCAGTAGCAAGAGAAATGACCAAGCTCTTGAAGGCGGCCGTGCCAGAGATTTTTGGTGACTTGGGTTGTAGGGGAGATGAGTTAGGTTACTGTCCAGAGAGATTTGGTTCTTGTGGTAAGTATCCACTAAAAGGAGAAATGTAAATGAGCAAAAAGCCTTCGAGGTTTGTGGCCGCTCCAAAAGAACAATACAAACAGCTCCTAGAGGGAGATTTGGGGTTGACTACCCTAGAGCAAGCTGGAGTGGATAATTGGGAAGGGAACGGATCTGCAATGGGAGTTTCAGAAAAAACATCCAGAAGACGACACATAAGGAGTGTTTTTATGTTAACAAAAATTTTATTAGGTTTAACCCACCTTACGGCAGCATTTGGGGCTACAGTTTTGGTTCCGATGTTAACTGGCTTTAACCCCGCAATTGCCCTACTTGGCGCGGGGATTGGCACACTCATCTTTCATTGGATGACAGGCAAAAAAATTCCTGTTTTTCTCGGCTCTAGTTTTGCATTTATTGCCATTATGCAAACAACAGTTGCTACTCTTGGCCCCGCATACGCGGCAGGAGGAGTCGTTACCGTTGGTTTAATGTATGTTCTATATGCCTTCACAATAGGAAGAATGAAGCCTTCAACAATTAAAAGAATTTTTCCGCCAGTTATTACGGGAACCATGATTATCGTTATTGGCATGACGCTCGCGCCAACAATTATAAACAATAATATTATTGGGGCAGATGGTGGAACATTGGCGTTGCGATGGATCGTGGCTCTTGTTTCTCTTGCTGTTACAGTTCTATTTAATAACTATGCAAAAGGGCTAATGAAGCAAACCTCCATTTTATTCGGCATCGGCGCTGGATATATATTGTCTGCATTATTGGGCTTGGTAGACTTTACGCCGATATTGAATGCCTCTTGGTTTGTGATTGCACAGTTCGTATTTCCCAAGTTCAATTTAGGCGTTATGATTTCCTTTGCGGCAATTAGTGCTGTTGTAATTTTAGAACATCTTGGGGACATTTTAGCAGTTGGCAATGTAGTCGGCAAAGATTATGTAAAAGATGTTGGCTATAAGAAAACAATACTTGGCGACGGTTTAGCTACATTATTCGCAGGCTTAATCGGCGCGCCAGTTAATACAACCTATAGTGAAAATGCTGGAGTTCTCGCGCTCACTAAGAATTTCGATCCACTTATAATTCGTATTGCCGCCGCGTTCGCAATTCTTATTGCCTTTTGCGGCAAGTTAACTGCCTTCCTTGGCACCATACCTGCTTTTGTGATTGGTGGCATCAG